GTGTGTGTACCGCCGTCAACGCAAATATAAAACGAGAACTTGTTGCCCCCGCCCTCGTTTCCTCCGGTTGGGGCGTTATAGGAATATGTTGGGGCGTTATATGAAAATGCGTTATAGCTATATGTTATGGCGTTATATGAATATGCGTTGTATGTAGGTGAGTTATAAGAGTACGCATTGTAATTTACTTTATTATAACCGATTGTATTATAGGTAACCGTATTATAGCTAACAGGATTATAGCTTGAGCCCTTAGGGGTTCCGCCGCTTTTGTAATTTCCACCGCTTTTGTAATTTCCACCGGTCTGACTTCCACCGCTGGCATAGTTACCGCCTTTTAGGTTCCCTGCAATTTCATTCCCGCCCTTCTGGTTCCCTCCACCCGTAACAAGGTTTCCGCCCTTCACGTTCCCAGGAGACGTCTTCTGGTTTCCAGGAACAACTGGATTAGTAAACGTTGGATTAAAGTCATACTGAATCGTACAGACATCCGCAACGTTTCCAGTAAGCTGCGAGCAGTTTGCATCCCCACAAACATCCACAGACATATTTACATTGCCAAAGCTCCTTGATGGAGTTGCGCCGCTGCACGAGCAGGTCCCATAGTTGGTATCGGCGCATCCACACGCCACAGTTGAGACATACGAGTTCGTGTCACTGGCCACATAGACAACTGGGTTGACATTTCCTCCGCCGCATGCCACACAGTCTGTGCAGGTGTAGTTTCCGCCAACGCACTCGTTGTTACAGGTTTGAGAAAACACATACCTTTCAGCGTGAACATAGGCAATCCAATAGTTGGTTGAATCCTCCACCCAGAAGGTGGCCCCGACACCATTGCCATGCGTTCCGCCAGACCCAGTGACGATGCCAACCGTAGCGTCGGAGTTCGGAATCTCTACCCAGGCAACCCCACTAGAATCAGTGTTCTTGGCGGCGTTAGTATTTATCTCCCAAAGCGTTGGGTTCTGCCAGGCAAGATTCCCAGTGTCGGTAGACCCAAGGGTTCCCTGGGAGGTGTTCGTTCTGTTAAATGTGTCCGCTACAGTTGCCATTAATAGGTCGCCTCCACCGTGACCGACAAGTCGGCCCCCGATGATCCCGCGCTGACAATCTCAACCTGAAGCGCATCGCCAATGGCAAGGGAGGTAACGGTGCTAAGGGATGTGGTGACGACAGCGGCCCCTACGGTAGCGCTTGTATTGCCGTTGGTTGAGCCGTTCTTCACAAGGCGATAGGTTACGCCAGAGCCGCCGCCAGCATAGGCTCGAGCGTTGACAAGCGTGCAGGCGATGGGGGAGATAAACCTTGGTTGCTTTACTCCAGCAGTCAAGGTTCCAGCGATGTGGAATGAAATTGGCATACGAAGACCATCAAGCTTTGTCTTGTCTGATGCGCTAAGGTAACCAGGAACAGACTGTGTTGCCTCCACAACACTTAGTGTATTTCCAGATTTGGAGAGTGCGGTTCCCGCAATAATGGACGCTGCGCCGGTGAATTGCTGCCACGACATAGAATCAGTTCCTACTTTAATAATTTCGCCTACCCCGGTTCCGATGTTCACTTGGATGTATCCTTGGTTGCCATAATTTGTTCCGTTTAAAATGTATACTGCATCACCGGAATGCACGTAGTCAGCGGGAACGCCTCCGTCAAAATTAGCTGCTCTTGTGATTCGCCACGGAGTTCCTGCGCTTCCAGCGTTGCTTACAACGTAGATTCCATTATGAACCTGATTAGTCGCTCCGATATATAGAAGCCGGTCATTTAGCAGCATCTGGTACCCGTCAACCGTTCCGATGGCTCCGTTCGTGTTTGATTCAATGTAGGCACCAACACCAGTCCCGCCGTCACCTCCTGCCGATCCAGCTGTGTAGGTGCCGTTGCTGATATTAGACGCCTGCGCTGCCTTTACGGCTACGTGCCAGTTAACTCCGGAAGCTAATGCGTCCACATACGCTTTCGTAGCAGCATGCATGTCCTGAGTTGGGTCAACCCCAAGGGTGATTTGATTGACGGCAGTGTTTGCGCTTCCGTCCCTAAGGACGATTGTGTTGTTGTTAGCTGACGCAGTTGCAGTAGTTTGAGCATTAAGAACGGTTAGCGTGTTGCTGTTCCCGTCAATTGTCTTATTGGTCAGTGTCTGGGTGTCGCTTGTCCCGACAATGCTCCCAGAAACGCCGTGAGTTGTGGAAAGTCCGGCATGAGTGCTGACCTTGGTTGTTGCATCTGAGGCCGCAGAAGAAATAGCGTCTGACTCTGCCGTATCAGCCTTTGCCTGTGCCCCGTCTGGGCTTTCGGTTGAGAAAGGCAGGGACGTCCACGCAGTGCTGCCAGTTCCAATCTTGAACTGCTTGTTGGTGCTGTCGTAGCCAATCTCTCCGGCCGCAAGGGTAGGGTTAACAGAGGCCCAGTTTGCTGCGGTGTCCCTTCTTGGCTTAATAATGTTCGGCATTACTTAAACTCTTTCCTTTGCCAAAAGAATCTTCGGTATACAGATGCAATATGGGTTTTGAACTTCAGTTCTGCTTTTTGATGCTTTTCAAGCATTTCTTGGTCAACTCCAATTTCCATTTTCCATGACTCCCTTTTAAAGGGGATCACTTGAACAACTGGGGTTCCGGCAGGGATAATTCCCTCCCACTCCTTTTTCTCAACCACAAAAGGAAAATTTACACAGTTTGTGTAGGTGTCAGTATCAACGACCCCTGGGATCGCGGTGAAATATCCGTTGGGGTTGTTCATTGGGGGAACAAAAAGAGTAGAGTACCCAGGCGGCGTCTCAATTCTCCAAGGGTTTATCCACTTATGAACATCCCTTCCCTTGTACAGCGAAGCGAGTGGGTGTTCGCTTGCCTGACCGAATGCGTGACCCTCCACGGCCTTCGAAGGGCTAACTCCTGAGCGCCAAGAAAACTGCCAGCCCCCGACATCATTTGAATCGCCTTCCTCCTTTGGCGCATCAATCTTTACATAAACATCCTGATGGGTAAGGAGAACATATCCAAGAGAGAGGCTGTCCAGCATGGGAACACATCTTTTAATGGTGGAGTTATAACTTGCATCTTGGCCGGAAAGCCTTTTTTCTTCTGGCTCAGCCCCATCATAACCGCCGTAGGCTGGCATCTTCCGGAACCAATCTGGTAGCTCTTTCCCAATTGGGCGCGGCCAAAACTCTTCTAGGATTTTTGTGTCAGAAACAAACTTTATTACCTTATCCTTAGACACTACGCGCTCCCTCCATCAATGGTTTCGTTGCTAATGTCGATATCGTACCATGACAAGGTTCCAGCCCCATCTGTTGCAAGCACGCGTCCAGCAAGGCCGGTTTGCGACGGGAGCAGGGCATTGGCTGCGTTGGCGGCTGTGGTCTGACCCGTTCCACCATATGCAATCCCAACGGCAGTCCCCTGCCAAACCCCAGTAGCAATAGTCCCGACAGATGTCAGCGAAGAGGCGGTTACACCCGACCCAAGGGTGCTTGCTGACAGAACGCTTGTGCTGTTAATCTTATAATCTGATCCCGTCGGAAGGTCAAGCGTTGTGCTTGTAATTGTTGCGGCAGTTGCTGGTGAGGTTGAGCCGTTCGGGACCAGCAGCACCTCCATCTTCCCGCCCAGGGCGGAGTCGGTCATGTTTTCGGTGGCTGAAACCCTAATGGTTGCCGATGGGCTTGAACCATACCCTGTTGCCCCATATCCAAAAGCAGCAACCTCAGCCATGGTGTCGCCAGATTGCGTTGCGGTTGGCGAGGCGGCGGTTCCACGAGACACTCGAGAAATAAGCTTGCCGTGCTTTGATGTTCCATGACCGTCAAGGACTATTGCCGAATTTTGTCCGTCAGCGCTTACTGCTTGAATTCTTGTCTCCGAAGAAAGACCGCCGAGGCTCTGTGGTGATCCAGTGTTGTTATCAATTGTGACAGTTCCTGTCAATACCGCGCTTGCAGCATTTGGATACGGCGGGGTTAGCCAGTTAAGTCCAGTTGCCTCGGTAGAGTCCGCTACAAGGAGCTGACCGTTTGACCCCACAGACCTAATCGCTGGGGTGTCGTTTGCAGAGGCTGCGATGATGTCGCCCTTCGCCCCGACAACTGATGCCTGAATTGCTCCAAGCGCCAGAGAGTTTGCTGCGTCAGCCAACGTATAAGTTGTTGAAACCGCCAGAGGGGTTGCTGCCACTGTTTCAGATGCGCTATTTGTTAGGCTGCTAAACTGAACAGCTACGCCAGTGCCGTCTATGGTAAGGCCTGTCCCTGTGTCAACTGCAACAGTTGTGCCTGTGACGGTTATTCCGCTGCCAGCATTGACTCCCGTATACTGATACCAGTCAAGGTCGTCGGTGCCAAGCTGGTGAACACCCCCCGCACTACCTTCCGAAATAAGGACAAATCCAGTTAGGTCGTTGGTTGTCCCGTATATAGAAAATACCGCATCTCCTGAAGACACTTGACCTGCGACATGGTTGTCTGAGTCGGTGGAACGGGTAAGAATCCAGTAGATAGCCCCAGTCCCTGCCTCGGTGATATTATAGATTCCATTGTGGACAGCGTTCACTTGATTTTTGATAAGGACGCGTGAACCCTCGCTGTCGTTTGTCATGGTAACCCCGTCAATGACGAGGGCACCGTATGTTGTTGCGGTCAGCGTTGCGCCAACACCATACCCGCCAGAAGCATCTGCGGTTCCATTAGCGTAGCTTGGGCTATTCGGAAGCGCTGCCGCCGTTGTAAAGTCAACTGCCCCGTGCCAGTTCATTTGTGGGGCATAGGCGTCTACATATGCTTTAGTGGCAATAACTGTTGTATCTACCGCGACCTCATTTGCAGTAACGGTAATTCCGGTCCCAGCCCCAACATCAAGCGTTGCAGATCCGCTAGACGACCCCCCAGTAAGTCCGTTTCCGGCAACAACCTCTGTGATATCCCCGATTCCGCCGCCACCACCAACCTCAACCCAATCCGAGCCCGTATACACGTAGATCGCGTCGTCTGACGTGTTGTAGTAGAGGTCGGCTTCTGACGGCGTTGAGGGCGCGCTGCTATAGCGCGGGAGATTTACCTTGTTGAGTAGCTTTGGCATCGGGCCCTCCTAGCGGGGGTTTACCCGATTATAACAACCCTGTACTGGTTGTTGCTTGGGGCGGAGGCAAAGTCCAGAACAACGGTACCGTTTGGGGTTCCTGTAGTCAATCCAACGGTGATGTCTGGGTATACCTTCTCGCCGTTAGAGGTCTGGAACACTTCGGCGACCACCCAAATGTTCCCAAGACCATGAGAGATCGTGTAGGTCGTTGCCGTACCGTCGCCAAGTTGCGCGGTGTACTTCGTCGTTCCGCCAAGTGCCGCGAGTCCTGCGGCGGCAGTAGTCTGACCAGTACCACCGTTGGCGATGGCAAGTGCGCCCGTAACCGCAGCGCTCTGCGCAAGGTTGATTGCGCCAAATGCTGGGGCGCCACCGGCTCCAGGAACCCGAAGAACCTGATCAGCAGTTCCTGCTGTGGTTGCATTGACAGCGCTTGTCCCGTTGCCGAGCAGTACGCCACCAGATGTCAGGGTGCTCGCGCCAGTACCGCCGTTTGCGACTGGAAGCGTGCCGGAAACTTCGCTTCCAAGGGCAATCGTGCTTGCGGTTGTCAGCGCATCGGTACCGCCAGTTGACTTAACGATACCAGCGGTGAATGTTGCAACACCAGTACCACCGCGGGCAACGCCAAGCGTGCCGCTGGTCAGCTTGTCGGTGCTGTGGCTTGGAATGTCTGAAGCAACAAGTGATCGGAATGAAGGGGCAGAAGGCCCACCAGTTGCAGGACCAGCGAACACTGCGTTGTCTGCTGCGGTTGTGGCGCCAGTACCACCCTTGGCTACTGGAAGGGTTCCAGTTACTGTTGAAGTTGAGACATCAACAGCGCTGGTTGCAAGCTTTGCTGCAGTAATCCCGGCGTCCTTGACGCGAAGGGTGTCAGAGGCAATCTCAATGGTTGAGTCGTCAACGTTGACCGCAAGGTCAGTTCCAGTGAGGGTAAGTCCAGCGCCGCCAGTAACTGCGCCAGACCCAGAGAACTGCGTAAATACAAGCGCGGTTGTTCCAAGTGTAATTGTTCCATCGGTGGTAAGAACCCAACCCGTGTTCCCGTTTACTGTTCCCTCTTCAACGAAGGTAAATAGGCCTGGGGTTACCTCTGCGTCAGCATCTGCGTCGGTTGCCCGGACTGCTGCGCCTGAAGCCTGAACAACGTAGATACCGTTCTGGCTGCCCGTTGACTGATTCTTAACAAGGACGCGGTCGCCAGTGGCAAGCGTAATCCCGTCAATTGCGTCGCCGTTTTCAAGAGCAGTGGCAAGTGCAACGTTTGCAGTTGTGGCAACTCGGACCGATGCCTTGACATCAAGTCCAGAGGCTACGCCGTCTACGTATGCCTTGGTCGCTGCGTCAGTTGCGTTGGTTACCGCGCCAGAGATAGTTACGCTTGTTGCGCTAACGGTCCCAGCGGTGAAGTTCCCCGACGCATCGCGCTTAACGATTGTGCTTGCGGTGTTTGCATCAGTGGCGTTATTGACGAGCGTGTAGTGCGCAGCGGACATTGAGCCAGCGTTTGAGCCGTCCGCTGCGCTAATGGAGATGGTAACGGTCCCGCCTGAGGTTGACTTCTGAATCGGACCAGTAACTTCAATGCCGTCAATAGACCCAACGGGCTCCCAGGTTGTGCCATTATAAACATTAACAACCTTGGTTACTGAGTTGTAGTAGACCTGACCCTGAGTTGGGCTCGCAGGGGCCTCGGGCAGGACGTGGATTACGGCATTACGAAGTTCATTTTCCTGAAGGTCAAGGTAGCTGCTAAGTTTAAGATGGGTCAGTATCTGCACAATATTCTCCTCAGTTTAGGTAGGCGTAGCCGCCAAAAGCCGCCGCAAATGTCACTGTAATCTGATTATCCGAGCTATACAAGACCTCGCCTATCTGGACGTTCCCAGCGCTGTCAACAATCGTCACGCTTGGGCGCCTTCCAAGGTTGTGCGTGATTGTCCAGCTAGAAGATGGAGACGCCTGGTTGTGGGTATATGTGGTTTGACCAACAATGGCGGTTGAGTTTGAGGAGGTGGTTGATATGTTTGCGTCTGAAATTATGACAGAATCTTGATCCTGTCCAATAATTACATTAAAATCCTCGCTCACCTAGTTACCTCCCCCGAAACCTTAAACTCTCCCTCAATCACACGAATGACAACGCCTGCTGGGGAAATAATTTCAAGGTCATATCGATAGTTTCCAGCTGGTATTTTTGCAGAAGTTCCCGCTGGAACCGTAATTTCAATTTCTCCATCTGCTTGCAGGACAAGACCGCCGCCGCCACTTGTCAAAGACAGGTACTCCTCAACGGAGCTTCTGGACTTTCTAACCTTCATTCTTCCGGAGTACGAGCTGATGTTAATGGGCGTGTTGTTGCTGTCCGTGTATGTAACAACGCGGACAAAGGTGGTTCCCTGCTCACAGATCATGTCATAGACGTTGGCTGGCATGGGGTGATTGTCGCACAATAAAGAATAAAGTCAACATAAGTTGGTTTTGGGATGCCTTTGTTGTATGATTGGGCCATGGGAAAGCCAGGAAGAAAGCCACAGGCACAAATTGACGCGTTGCGGGAGAAAATCACGCAACTGCTTCTTAATGGCGTCCCGACCGCCCAAATTGCCACCGCGACAGACCTTTCCGTTCATACGGTCAGGGAGCACATTAGAAATATTAGAAAAAAGTGGGCGGAAGATCAGCCAGATCAAATACTTACCCGGGCCGAGCTTGTCCAGAGGGCAAGAATGATTGGTCAGCAAGCAGCCATTGGGGCCTCAAAGGCTCGTGGCTCTGCAATGGAGGTTCAATATCTTAAGATACAAATAGAGATTCTAGATAAGGTCGCCAAGCTAACTGGAGCATACGCCCCGGTCCGTCAAGAGGTAACTGGCGCAGATGGGTCGGCAATAGAAATATCAAGGACACCGCATGAAATCGACACGCTAACAGCAACAGAGCTTTCAGACAGATTAAAGGTTTGGGCAAAAGAACTGGAGAACAATGTTGAACCAGAAGCAAAGCAAATTGAAGAAAGCAAGCCCGCCAACTAACGATCAGTATCGGGAGTGGCTAAGGGTTCAGGCAGCAAAGTCTGACGCAGCTTTTGCCGAATATATAAGCGACCTTATTTTTCCGCGCCATCTTCGCGAAATGGAAGTATTTTTAAATAAAAACGAGAGAGCCCTTGTTTTAATGCCAAGAGGCCACGCCAAAACCACCATGCTTATACACCGCACGGCAAGAATGATCGGACTTACCAAGGGCAAAATTAGAATCGGAATTGTTACCTCTGTTCTTTCGGACGCACTTGCCAGGTCTAGGGCAATAAAAACAATAATTGAGTCTGCAGAATTTGCCGAAGTTTTTCCTTGGGCAAAGTCTGGAGTGGCGGGCGGAAAATGGACAGACGAGGTCTGGACAATTAAAGGAGTAAACCTTGGAAAAGATGCTACGTGTTTCGCCGACGGGTTGACGTCCATTAAGCCCGGTCCGCGACTTGACCTTCTTATTGCAGACGACATTGTCGGGCTTAGAGAAAACGCAACTCCAACACAGCGACAAAAGGCAAGTGAGACATATTGGCAGGTCATCGACCCAATGCTTGTCCCTGGTGCAACAAGGTGGTACATTGGGACAAGATGGCACGAAGACGATTTTTATGCAGAAATTGAAAGCAAGGGAATTCCAACCTACTTAAGGAGATCGCTTGAAGAAGCTGGGCCTCTTTGGCCAGAGATGTATACGACCGAAGCGCTTGAGCAAAAAAGGGAAGAGCTCGGAACCCCAATTTTCAATCTTCAATATCAAAACGACGTTACCTCAATGGGCGGGAACATCTTTAGGTATGAGTATTTTAAATACGTCGACCAAGTCCCGCCTGGGGCAAGAAGGATTGGGGTTGACCTTGCTGCATCTGAGCGAGAAAGGTCTGACTACACCGCCGCCGTTGAGGTTCTTGAGGACGAAGAGCACAATCTTTATGTTCTTGGAGCTTATAGAACAAGAATTCAGCAGGGCCATCAAAAATGGCTTACCGGCGTTGAAAAGGACGGAACCCTTATTGACGACCCAAGCAGCCCAAGACTTCTTTGGCCAGCGAGGTTTGTTGGTCTTAAAGGTCAAAAGGATGTTTGGGGTGAGGAGCCAAGAAGGGTCACAGAGGTCAACATTGAGTCGGTTCAGTATCAATCAACTTTTGTAAGGGAAATGGTGACCGAAACAAGACTGCCCGCCCGAGGCGTGCGCCCCGAAAGGGACAAGGTGTTTAGGTCAAGGTCGCTTGCCGCAAGGTATGAGGCTGGCAAGGTTTTCCACCTTAAGGGAGGGCCAGGTATTCGACAGCTTGAGTCGGAAATGATGTCATTCCCAAATAGCGAGCACGATGACCTGGTAGACGCGCTTGTTTATGCCGCTGACGTTGGCAATTCTGGGTTTTACTTTACGTCGGCGAAACGGTAAAACCTATCTCTCAAGAATAATATTTTCTTGGTTTTTTAGGGAGACGGAAAAACCGTATTTGCCATAGTAGGCCACGATTTCGTCCATCCTTCCGTCGTGCTCAACACATACCATTTCGGTAGAAAATTTATCGGGA